GCTTATAATTCTGGTGTTGGTATTATTACATGTAATATAATGAGTGGTGTTAATACCACTGGTATAGAGACCTCTGGTTCAACAATCGGTGGTTTCTCTTGGGGAAGACTTTCTGGATTTACCAGAGGTGCAAACCCAATATCAATAGGTGTTACTGGATTAACAATAGACTCTGGATTAACAACTTACCCATCTATCCAGAGAAGAGATTTTGGTCTTAGGGACAATGGTTCATTAAGAAAGGATCTTGGGTAGTATAAATATAGAAAAAAGCTAATGATATGGCTGCAATTGTAACAGATCAATTTAGAATTCTAAATGCAAACAACTTTGTAGAGACAGTGGATGACTCTACAAATTCTTACTATATTACATTAGGTCTAGCCAATCCAGCACTTGCAGTTGGTTTTGGTAGAACTACTACGTGGAATACAGATACACCTAATCCAATAGATAATTTTAATTACATAGATCATTCTGGAGATACTCAAATATTTGGTAAAAAGGTCACTAGTGCAAATATAAGAAGATTAATAACAAGAAGAGACTGGACTCAGGGAACAAGATATGAGATGTATCGTCATGACTATAGTGTGACAAATCCCTCACCAGTTACAAACTCAACAAGATTATACGATTCAAGTTATTATGTAATTAATAAAAATTTTGATGTTTATGTCTGTATTGATAATGGTTCCTCTGGTATTAGTTCAACAGGAAATGCATCACAAGATGAACCACTATTTACTGATTTAGAACCATCAAGAGCAGGTGAAAGTGGTGACGGATATATTTGGAAATATCTCTTTACAGTGCCTCCAAGTGATATAATTAAGTTTGATTCAACTGAATATATTTCAGTTCCTAGCAACTGGCCAACTTCTTCTGAAACTCAAATTCAATCAGTACGAGAGAATGGTGATTCTACTATAAACAATAATCAAATTAAAAAAGTTTATATTGATAAACCAGGTTTTGGATATTCCCAAAACATTGTAGGTAGAGAGGTTGACATTGTTGGAGATGGAACAGGTGGAAAGGTAATTATTGATACCGACAGTAATGGTAGGATAATAAAAACTGTTGTTTCATCTGGTGGTCAAGGTTATACTTATGGAATGGTAGACTTAGGTCCTCTTGGAAACTCTGGTGTATCTGTCGGTAATTTTGCTAAACTTATACCAATTATCCCACCATCAAGAGGTCATGGTTTTGACTTATATAAAGAACTGGGAACAGATAAAATTTTATTATATGCGAGATTTGATGATTCAACAAAAGATTTTCCAACAGACACTAAATTTGCACAAATTAGTGTAATTAAAAATCCAACATCTATTGGATCTACATCTGTTTTTACTGCAAATGACTTTTCATCAGTTAATGCAATAAAAATTGTTTCACCAACTGGAACTCCAACCATAGGAGAAAAAATTAAACAAACTGTGACTGGTGGAACCGCAGAGGGGTACATTGTTTCTTATGATACTGATACTAACGTAATAAAATATTATCAGGATAGATCATTATTCTTTAACCAAACTAGTTCTGATCAAACTGATTACGTTGGAATTACAACTGGATCAAAAGTTTTAGAGTTTGAATCTTCAGCAGAGAGCATAATTGCACCTACAAGTGGATTTAATGCAACCGTAGATCAAAACTTCACTGGAATAAGCACAAACCCATCTGGTAACAAAGTTATTTCATTGGGAGTAAACTTCACAAATGGTCTTGCATCTCCTGAGATAAATAAAAAGTCGGGTGAAATAATTTACTTAGACAACCGACCACTGGTGACTAGAAACGCTAGACAGAAGGAAGACATTAAAATCATTTTGGAATTTTAAAAAATGCCACAAAAAACGAATTTAAATATAAGTCCTTATTATGATGATTTTGATAAGGAAGATAAGTTTTACAAAGTTCTGTTTAAACCAGGATTCCCTGTTCAAGCAAGAGAATTAACAACTCTACAATCTTCTTTACAGAATCAAATTGAATCATTTGGTAGTCACATCTTTAAAGATGGGTCTATGGTGATACCTGGTAATATAAATTTTGACCAACAATACCATTCGGTAAGAATATTAGATACTCATTTGGGTATACCAGTAACTTTATATTTGGATCAACTTGTAGGTTTGAGGTTGAAGGGACAAACCTCTGGTATTATTTTAACAATTGATAGTTATGAATTAGCTGGAACTAATACTCAGATAGACGATTTAACAATATATGTAAAATATTTACAGTCAGGGGACAATAATGAAATATCAAATTTGAATGATGGGGAGCAGTTAATTGTTCAACAATCATTTGTTTATGGAAACACTGCGATTAATGAGGGTGAAACAGTATTAACGTTAGTGGATAGTAACGCTTCTGCTATTGGATCTGCGGTTGGTATATCTTCTGGAACATATTTTATTAGAGGAAGTTTTGTAGATGTATCTACAGATAAAATTGTTTTAGATCCATATTCAAATTTACCATCATATAGGGTTGGTTTAAATATAGACGAACAATTAATTACTGCTAAAAATGATGATTCTCTTTATGATAATGCAAGAGGATTCTCAAACTTTGCTGCACCAGGTGCTGATAGATTAAAAATAACTACGACTTTAGCAAAGAAAAGTTTAACAGATTTTAATGATACAAACTTTATTGAATTATTAAGATTAGATGAAGGAGAAATCAAAAAAATTGTTAAAAAATCAGATTATTCATTAATAAGAGATTATTTTGCGGAAAGAACATTCGATGAATCTGGAAATTATTCAGTAGAACCTTTTGATGTTCAAGTTTTCAATTCATTAAATGATGGTATATCCAATGAAGGTATTTTTAGATCAAACGAAGTAACCGATCAGCAAAATACACCTTCAGATGATTTAATGTGTGTAAAAGTATCTGCAGGAAAAGCTTACGTCAAAGGTTACGATATTGATTTGGGTGGAACAACAATATTAGACGTAGAAAAACCAAGGGATAAACAAACAATTGGATCATCATTAGTTCCATATCAAATGGGAACTATCTTAAGGGTTAATAATGTTTTTGGTGTTCCCGTACCAAATATCAATTATGATACAAAAGTTGTTGAATTTTATAACCAGAGAACTAACTCAAATACTGCTGGAACAGGTGAGTTGGTAGGAAGAGCTAGAGTTTATTCATTTGCTGTTTCTAATTCATCTTATGTTGGGGATACAAGTGTATGGGATTTGCATTTGTTTGATATGCAAACATTTACTCGTTTAGAACTTAACCAAACTGTAAGTAATGCTGAACTTCCTGATACATCATTTGTAAGAGGTTTAAGTAGTGGTGCAACTGGATATGCGATAGCAGCAGGTGGTGCTAGTACGGTAATTAAATTAACTCAAGTTACTGGTGTATTTGTTGCAGGTGAACAAATAATTATTAACGAAGATTCAGAAATACCAAGATCAATAAGAACTGTTAGAACTTTTGGAATACAGGATATTAAATCAGTCTATCAAGATGCATCTTCCGTATCTGGATATGCCTCTGATTTTGTTGCTGATACAGTTTTACAAAACAAAGTACCAACTGGTTTCAGCATCACTGACAATTTAAACATAAATGCTGCTGGTATTGCAACATGTGCAGGTAGAAGTTTTACTGGTATAAAGACAGATACTATTGTTAGATATCAATTAACTGGTGAAGTAACAGAGAGATTTAACAGAGTTACAAGTGTATCCTCAGATGGTCTTTCTTTAACTCTTGCTGCTGTCAATACTGTTACAGGTGTATGTAATGGTGCTTTACCAACTGGTGAATCAGTTGCACCTACATTTAGATTTGGTGTGCCTAATATAAATTTAAATGAAAATAAAGGATTGTATGCTCAACTAGGTAATGAAAATGTATCTGATATTGATTTATCAACTGCTAATTTAATTGTTGGTACAAATGTAACAGGAGAAACTACAGATGGTTCTGGTATATTATCATTTGATTTAGCTGCCAGTGGTATTTCAAGTGCATTTTATGAAGGTTTTGATGCTGAAAGATACTCTGTTCACTATTCAAATGGAACAATTGCGGATCTAACAGCAGATCAATTTGTTTTAGGTGCGAATGGTCAGTCTGTTACTATTAATGGATTATTAACCAATCAATCAAATGTTGTTGTAAGCACTACACTTAAAAAACAAGGATTAAAGAGTAAGCAAAAAAATTACATTAGAAGTGAAAAATTAGAAGTTCTTAAAACTGCTGTTGGTATTAATACATCCCTATCTGGAATGGATAAAGCTACTGGTTATGGTTTAAGAGTAGAAGATAGAGAAATATCATTAAATGTTCCTGATGTGGTGAAAATTATAGGAATCTTTGAGTCAATAGATACTAATTCACCAACACTCGATAGATTGACATTTCCCAGTGGTTTAAATTTAGATACAACAGCAATAGTAGGTGAAAAAATTGTAGGTAATGACAGTGATGCTGTTGCACAAATAACTGGTGTAATATCTGCAACTGAGATTGAGATAGCATACGTTACTCCATCTAAGTTTACAATTGGTGAGGTTTGTAATTTTGAAGAATCAAATATATCTACAACATTACAACTCATAACAGTTGGAAATTATTTGAACATTACAAGCAGATATGAACTTGATAAGGGTCAAAGAGAACAATTCTATGATTATTCTAGAATTGTAAGAAGAGTTAATTTTCCACCTGCAACTAGAAAAGTTTTGGTTGTATTTGATAAGTATGTATTACCTAGTAATGATACTGGAGATTTTTATACAGTTGCATCATATGATGAAGAAAGATTTTCAAGTGATATTCCATTATTAAAAGATGGTTTAAGAGCAACTGATAGTATTGATTTTAGACCGAGAGTTTCTACTTACACTGGTGCAGAATCACCTTTCGCATTTAAAAATAGAACTTTTGCAAGCACTTTCAATCCATCATTTATTGTGACTCCAAATGAAAGTTCAATAATTGGATATAATTTTTACTTACCAAGAAATGATAGAGTCGTTTTAGATATTTTAGGAAATCTATCAGTAATTAAAGGAACATCATCTACTGATCCAGTAACTCCTGTAGTGTCTGAAAATGCAATGGATGTTGCAACTATACAATTACCTGCATATCTTTATAATCCTGATGATGCAATTATTAGGGTTACTGATAATGTTAGATATACTATGAAAGATATTGGTAGACTTAAAGATAGGATAGAATCCTTAGAGGAAACAACCTCGTTAAGTTTATTAGAACTTGATACAAAAACTTTACAAGTTCAAGATTTTGATGGTTTATCAAGATTTAAAACTGGATTTTTTGTTGATGATTTTAAAAATACAGATTTATTAGATGGTAGTAACCCAGACTTTAGAATGTCAGTTGATTCTAATAATAGAATGTTGGTTGTACCTGCAAATTTCTGGTCTATGAAACCAGAATTGGCATTAGATTTAACAACTAATGTTGACACAGCAGATTTTTCTCAAAATCTTGAGTTATTAGATACTAACGTTCAAAAAACTGGTGATATGATTACACTAGCTTATGAAGAGGTTGATTATATAAACCAACCATTAGCATCCAGAGTTGAGAATGTTAACCCATTTAATATGGTTGAATTTATTGGTAATATTGAATTAAAACCACTTTCTGATAGTTGGGTTAGAACTATAGAAGTTGATGGTGGTATTGTGAGAGCAACAGGAGGAACAAGAAGACAAATCAGTGCAGTAGGTGCTCTTGCTGGTGCAGCGGTAATGCCTTGGATGTTTGGTCTAGGAGCTTTATTTGGTGCTGTATTTGGGGGTTTCTTATTTGGTCGAAGAAGAAGAAGGAGAGTAACAACAAGAACTGAACGAGTACTTACAAGTCAGGAACCTGATCCACATATAAGATCTAGAAACGTTGCTTTTACAGCAAACGGACTAAGACCTGTTGCTAGATTCTATCCATTCTTTGATAGTGTTAGTGGAATTGATATTGTTCCAAAACTTCTTGAAATTTCAATGGTAAATGGAATATTCCAAAAAGGTGAAACTGTAGAAGCTTATGATTCTACTGGTGAACAGGTTGCAATATTCAGAATTGCTCAACCAGATCATAAGTTAGGAGATATAAATTCTCCCGAAGAAACATTTAATGCAAATCCATATAATACATCAGTATCACTTGGTTCTGTATATTCAGCATCGACAAGTGTTTTAAATATTGATGTTTTATCAATGGCGGATGAAGCACAAGGAAAATATTTTGGATATATTCCAACAGGTGATGTAACTTTATTAGGTCAAAGCAGTGGTGCACAAGCAAGTGTATCAAATGTAAGATTAGTTGCTGATACATATGGAGATCTTTACGGATCATTCTTTATTAGAAATCCATTAACAGATCCACCACCACCATTAAGATTCAGAACAGGAGTTAACACATTTAAATTAACATCAAGTTCAACAAATGCAGAACCACTACCTGGTAGTTTACTAATAAGTTCTGGTGAGACTACTTATCGAACAGAAGGTAGAATAGACACCTTTACAACTACCATTGTTCAAACTGTTAGACGAAGAAGACGTAGGTTTGATCCACTTGCCCAATCATTCACAACTGATGAAACTGGTGCATTTATAACTGCTGTTGATTTATTCTTCGGCAGTAAAGATCCAGAGCAAAGGTTAACAGTTGAATTAAGAACAATGGAATTAGGAATTCCAACAAACACACTTGTTCAAGATTATGCTCGTGCTGTTGTAAATCCAAGTGATATTAATATATCAGATAATGCTGAGATACCAACAAGAGTAAAATTCCCCTCACCAGTATATCTTGAACCCGAACGAGAATATTGTATAGTTCTTCTTGCTCCAACAACAAATCTAT